TGTATCTTAATGATGGTGATAAGTTTGGGGTGCAAGAAGACAAGCCAGGAGAGAATAAATATAATCCATCTGGCATCGGCATACATACCTTTAACCATAAGTCATATATAAATTGGGAACTAAACCCAGAATATAAACAAGAGGACTAAATATGCAAAACAAGATGGCTAGAATGAAAATAGCGATTGACTATACCAAACTAATGAAACTATGGTGGTTCTTGTGTGATAGGTGCGAGGAGTGCGGAGGAGAGCTAGATATTTGGGATGCCAAGCATGACACTTGTACTCAGTGTGGTAGATACCGATGAATAATCGCTCTCGTGCTAAGATGACCCACAGTGAGCAAGAAGCTAAAGAATATCTATCAAGACAAGGAGATAACGACCTGTGAGCTAAGACTGCCAGGATGCAAGAACTATATGTTCCTGGGCTTCGCTCACCGCCACAAGCGACGGTGGTATAAAGGTAAAGACCCCTCACTACTAGACGACTTCAATCAGACCGTACTGGCTTGCCAGCCGTGTCACGAAAAGATTGAATATGATAAGGAGTTGACGCAAGAAATGTTTATGCGTCTGAGAGGTGAGGAAAATGCCTAAAACATCTGCATTAGACAAGATAGATAATATTGCTGACTTTCAATTTCCTGACGCTGATTTCTTCAAAAAGCCTCCCAAGAGTGAGGTTAGGGAGTACCGCGTAAAAGAAGGCAACAAGCACAATTCGGCTTACACAGCCTACATAAAGTGGTCGGCTATGCCCAAAGACCTGCGCGACCCCAAAACTAAAACCATGTTTGAAAAGACCTGGAAGTTGCCTAAAGGATATTGCTATACATTTGAAAAGCGAGCTGACTTCTATGAAAAGAAGATGAAGTATTTTTGGGATTGGGTGATGGATAAGTTTCCCGATGTGGTTCATGCGGTTTACCGCAGAGCCATCACCAACAGCACAGCCGACGCTCGCATCTTTGCAGACCTTGTTAAGCAGCGCATGGAGTCCTTTGCCCCACCAAAAGCGAAGATGACACCTTTTGTGATGGTGGGTGTGCCGCAGGACAAGATAAACGCCTTATTTACCCCCGAAGGATACGAGGAAGCACAGGAAGCTGAACTTGCCGATGACAAGTAATCAAGAGCAATTCACAATCACTCCCACCCCCAAACAGGCTGAGTTCGTCTTATCAACTGCCAAGTTCTCCTGTTTTAGTGGTGGCTTTGGTAACGGGAAAACTACCGCAGGTTGTATGAAGGCGTTGGCTCTATCGCAGTTTCCTAACAACTTTGGACTTGTTGGGCGGCTAACGTATCCTGAGCTGCGCGATACTACTCGTCGTTCTTTCTTTGAGCTGTGTCCACCTGAATACTATGCTAAGGAAAATGGTGGAGAATGGCGCAGGAGTGAGAATCACTTAAAACTTGCCAACGGCTCTGAGATTATCTTTCGTCACTTAGATACTATTGCTGAAAAAGAGCTGCTTTCACTTAACTTGGGCTGGTTCTACATTGACCAAGCTGAAGAAATAAATGAGCGGCTATTTATGATTTTACAGTCGCGGCTACGTTCTAATACCGTGCCACGTCGCTACGGTTTCATTACCTGCAACCCAGAACCAGGAAACTGGATTTACGACAGGTTCGCCAAACCCGCACAGGATGGTTCGCTACACGATGACCACCATTACGTTTCAGCTACTACCCGCGACAATCCACACCTTCCCGATGACTATGTGCCGACTTTGCTGCAATCCTACCCAGAGGAACTCATCCAACGCTACATCGAGGGGAAGTGGGAGGTCTTTGAGGGTCAGATATACCCAGAGTTTGACCGCTCTATTCATGTCATAAAACCATTTTCAATACCAAAAGGATGGGAACGTATAGTCGCAATCGACTACGGAATGGTAAATCCGACGGCTGCTGTGTTTGGAGCGATAGATTACGACGGCAACATATATATTTACGATGAATACTATCAACCAGGAGTTGTTTCTACCCACGCTGAAGCGATATTAGAGATGGTCGGTGAGGACACTATCTCTTTCTGGCTGATTGACCCATCCACGAGAGCTAAGACGCGTGAGAAGGACGGTATGCCGTGGAGTGTATTGGAGGAGTTTGAGGACAATGGAATATGGGCAACGCCCGCTAACAATGAGATATTGGGTGGCATTAACCGCGTCAAAGAGTTTTTGCGCTTAGACAAAGATAGGCGTAACCCGCGCACGGGAGAGTCGCCTTCGCCCCGCATATTTATATTTGCTACCTGTAATAAATTGTTGTGGGAGTTCCCGCAGTATCAATGGAAGAAAATGCGCTCAGTCACACAGCGCAATGAAATGGAACGACCTCGTGACTACAACGACCATGCTTTAGACGCTTTACGTTATTTGATAATGAGTCGCTTCCCGCCACCGCAAAAGATACAGCGCGGCGAGGACATGCTCTCACCTATTCAAAGGCGTAAGCGCGAGTCCCTGACAACTAGGGCATTTACTACTAATTATGAGAATGACTCAATGTTCGGACAATACGGCGACACATTGGGCGTATTTACTCAGAAGGGAGATGATAACGAATGGCAGCAGTAAAAAAAGACAAGCCAGAAAAGAAAGAAAAGCAAGAACCTATCACTACTTATTTGCCGATGGCGTTCTGGTCACAAATAGTTGACACCTTGGATAATAAATCCAAAAGCATTTCAGAAGTCTATGGGTTCGGCAAAATAGACCTGTCGCTGATTATCTACAACGGCAAAGTTAAAGACGTGATTTTCAATGATGAAATACGCATAAGACCCGATTGGGATAAACCCCCTCTTAACAATTCTTGACAGTCGCACACTTGATAGTTACCATGTATTCACAGACAGCCTAACGGAACAACCAAAGGGCGAGCTATATTAGCTCGTCTTTTTTTGTACTTAAATTATGACAATACCCTCTTTTCTAATAGCACTTATAGCACTAGCGCAGCTTGTTATTGTGGGAGGGATTTTATATCTCGTTACGTTTATCCAGAGGAAAACAGAGCTTCAGCAGCAACTTTATCAACGCGTAATGGATAAGATAGTGGGACTAGAGCCAACAGGGGATATTGTGACCAAGCAGCCCAATGAAGCCACGCAGGAGCAAAATGACTTTACACCGTTAGATGAAAACGTGCCTTGGGATATACCAGGGGACGTAAAAATAAAAGTAGAAGGCGGAGATACATTAGTACCGCCAGGATATGAGGTGAACTAATGGCAGACAGAAACGACAAGATGACCTACAGCTATGATGAAGCACCTCCTACGGAGCGGGAAAAAGAGGCAGAGATAGTGGAGATGGAGCAGGAGCGCAAAGAGGAGGAGTTTGAGACACTTGATGGAGATGAGCTTACTAGGCTACGGGACTTAAACAGCAAGGTTTGGAAGTATTACAAGCGAGCTAAGGAATCGCGAAGAAAGTTCGATTGGGAGTGGATGGTCAGGGAGTTGTATGTGCGTGGATATCATTTTGCCCGCTACAACCGTGGCACAAATACCATCACTTTTGCTACTAGAACAGGTGTTCGAATACCCATCAATCTTACATGGGCGCATCTTAGAGCGGTTCGTAATCAGGTCACATCGTTTAGACCTAAGTGGGAGGTAATGCCCAACGTCACCACTGAGTCAGCTATAGAGAACGCACGTTACTCTGGCAAGATACTCGACTATGTGCATAAGAAGTCGCAGGTTAAGCGCAAGCTAAAAGAGGTCTTAACTGATGCACTGCTCAAATCAATCGGCATTTGGGAAATCACTATGGATGACAACAAGAACATCGTCATCAATGCCACCGACCCGTTTGACCTATATATAGACCCTAACTGTATTACTTCTGACATTAACGACCCTGAGTGGGGCGCAATGTACGTGGTTAAGACATTCTCAAAACCAATAGATGAAATTAAGAATGACCCCAAATACAAGAATACATGGCAGATAACCACGGGCGATAACGAAGATGCTACCGCAGAGTACAAGCGGTTCATGCTTCAGGTAGTGCGCTGGAAAACTGCTTCCAGGCAACAGGATGATGACAGCAAGATGCTATATGAGGCATGGTTTAGAGAATATCAGGATGATGGCACATACAAGCTAAGAGTTGTAACTACTGCCGAGGGGTGTGAGTTCCCAATCAGAAACGAATTGACGGACGAAAAGAACTACCCTTGGGAAGTTATGCAAGGCGATATTAGTCCTAATTCTTTATATGGCGAGTCATGGGCAAAGCACGTTATTCCCATCAACCGCGTTATGGATGCGCTTGAGTCCCACATATTTGAGTACAACCACTTTTATGCCAGAGGACGTTACGTTATAGACAAGAACTCTGGTGTCCGCATCATCGTTAATCAGCACGGGCAAATCATTGAGAAGAACCGAGGCTCAACTGTTACCTCACTACCAATCAACCCACTTCCTTCCGCACCGCAGATGCAGATTCAGAACTTTAGAACCTACTTAGAGGACATCTCTGGAGCGCACGACGTATCTTTGGGACGACTGCCGACTGGAATCCGCTCGGGAACTGGTATTGCAGAACTGCGCCAAGCAGACGCTACCAACCAGGATGACCTAGTGGACAACCTAGAGGACTTTATGACTCGCACAGGCAGCAGGATATTAGAGCTAATCTCACGTAATTGGACTACTAGCAAGCTAATAACTACCACAGGACTAGGCGGTCAACCAGAATACTTTATGGCTATTGGCGACAGAGCTTCCAAGATGCGTAAAAAGAAAGAGTATACCTTTGGTTCTATGCGCCTACCACTTGCCGTTATCGGCTCAGACTTTGAGGTGAATGTGCAGGTGGGTAGCTGGCTGGCATACACGAAGGAAGCTAGACAAGAGAAGCTGAAGGAACTATACCGCTTAGGTGCAATCGACCAAGAAACCTTGCTCATGCACTTAGAGTTTGGTGACATTGAAGGCATCATGCAGCGTACCCGCACAGAGCGATTGCTAGATATGCGGGCTAACCGACCATCTGCTTCTTTAGAGCGCATGGGAGTACCAGAGGAAATGACCGATGAGGAATTGGCATTGGCAGAAAATGAGCTTATGATGGAAGGTAAGGAGCAGCCAGTTGAACCAGATGACGACCATGAGGTTCACTTATCAGTCCACCGTGAACACATCAATGACCCTGAGTTCGGTGAGCTAATAAGGGCGCATATGAATGAACACGTATCGCTGCAAAAGTGGATTTCACAAGCACCTCAGATTCCACCACAGGGCATGGAGGGTGAGTCAGGAGCAGCCCCAGGAGGAGCAGCCCCCGCACCAGGAGGCGCACCAATGGATGAACAACAGATGATAGCTGATATGCTTGCTGGTGGTAATCAAATGCCAGCAGAGAACGCACCAGGAAACGTACTGCCACCAGTTATTAGATTACCAAGAGGAATCCCTGATGTTGGGGGAGGCACACCGCCTTTACCAATGTAGGATATGTTAAATGCCAAAGACCTACGGAAGAAAGCCGCGCCAGCGTAGGAAGGGTAAGTTTAAGACTACTAGGCGAGGCAGAGCAGTTCGCACAGGCGGTGCGACTAGAAGGAAAACACGCAGAGAGAGGGGTCGCTCTAAAAAGTCATTAAGAGCAAAGCGACCTACCAGAAATTATTAACCTTAAAAGGAGGTGAGTAACATGGGCAAAGGCTATGCAGCAAACAAAAACAGCCGAGGTTCTATGGAGAATGGAAGCTGGTCTTACAAGAAACTTTCTAAGTCTAGTGATAAAGGCTTGAAGCAGCACGGCGGAGAGGGTCGCAACCTCAGTTCTAAGAATGATATGAAACTGAATGGACAAGGGAGCGAGGTCGGCTCTGCACGTAACTTAAAGGTAATGTCGTAAAAGACATAGCACATTAAAATACGGGTTTTGTGATTCCAATATAGGCGGGGACTGACGCACTCATTCCCTCTCCCCGCCCATCTTGGGGTCGCAAGACTCTACGGCTCGCCCACGTTAGCGGCGGTTGACGTATCGTATGAAAGGAGGTGATACACCTATGGCAAATTCATACGGAATTGGAGAGGACACTTCAACATCCCCGTCAGATAGAAACCAAACGCCTGATAATAATTCAGATAAATCCAGTGACCAAGAAGGCACGGACTCTGAAGGAAGGTCAGGAGAACCAAGCGGAAAAAAGGATGCAGAGGCTCGCATAAACCAGCTAGTCGGAAAGATTAAAGAACTGGAAGAAAAGTTGGAGACAAGCGGAACTCAGCAACCTGCCCCCGTACCTGGACAAGAAGAACAGCTCACTCCTGAGTTAAAACGAGCTAAAGACCAAATAAAGTCTTTGAAGTTCGTTGACGAAGATGTACTAGAGAAGCGTATCCGACAAATGGAAGATAGGATTCTCTTAGATACAGAACACGGCAGACTTGAAAACTCCTTTACAGGAGATGATGGTCGCCCCAAATACGACAGGAAAGAAGTTGAAAAGTATATGCGAGAGAGGGCAATTTATGACCCCGAAGCAGCATACGAACAGCTTTATAAAACAGAGTTGTTAGATTGGAATATCAAACAGGCACAAAAGGAGGGCAAATCCGCACCGCCCAAGTCCGATAGCGGTACAGCTAGAGGGACTGAGCAGAAAGGGGACTCGGATAAGCTCACTCGTGAGATGATTCGAGACAAAATGTCAACTCCACAATGGCGTTCTTTCTATGAAAAGAACCGAGAGCAGATACTCTCCTTAATGCAAAAAGGGCAACTTAACTAATTGCAGAGAGGAGGTGAAAAACAAAAATGCCACTTGGTACAAATCAAATGACCACTACCACTGGTGACGTATTCATTCCTGAAGTTTGGAGTGCGGAGGTACTTCGTGCCACCGAGAGAGCTTTAGTAATGGCTGATAAAGTAAAACGATACGATACGCTCGTCCAAGAACGTGGTGACACTATTCACATTCCAAATGTGAGTAACTTAACCGCTAACGACAAGTCAGCAAATACGCAGGTAACTTTACAAGCACCAACCGAAACAGAAACAACCATCGTTATTGACAACCATAAGGAAGCATCCTTCTTGGTTGAGGACTTAATGAGAGTTCAGTCCAACTATGACCTGATGAGTTCGTACACTGACAAGGCTGGTTATGCTATCGCTCAAGCAGTTGATAGCGACCTGTTAGCTCTGTATGCGTCACTCACTACTACTGACCAAGGAACTTATGGTTCTGACCTTGGTGACGCTGAGATTCTCGGTGCTATCGAGCAACTCGACTTGGCTGATGCTCCTTTGGAGGATAGATGCATGGTCATCTACCCAACCCAAAAGACAGCTATCGCTAAACTCGAAAAGTTCGTTAAAGCCGATTTCCTTGGTGAATACGACATGGCTACCCCTGTTCGCACAGGACCAGAAAATCGTTACATGTGGGGTAATATTTACGGAGTTCCCGTTTATTACACCAATCAAGTACCGACTACTGCTGGTACGCCAACACAAGTTCATAACTTGCTGTTCCATAAAGAAGCCTTCGCTTTGGCTTTACAGCAAGCACCAAGAACTCAATCAGACTACATTATCGAATACCTCGGTAATCTCGTCGTGGTTGATGTCATTTATGGAGTCAAGGTTCTCCGTTCCGACTTCGGAGTTGAAGTTCGGTCTTAGAACTACTCCCGTGCCTGGAGGGGGTCACTCCCCCGCCAGGTATCATGGATAAAAATACAAAACAAAAACTAGAAAAAGCGTTCCGCAAAGGAACATTAAAGACCTCTATGGCTAATGTAGAGCGGATTATGAACCGCACTACGGATGCCAAGGGGAAAGTATATACAGGAGAGGCAGGTAAAAACCTGCGAGCTAAACAGTTGGCTAAACAAGCCTACTATGACAGAAACCGTTAAAGTCTGCACTTTAATAGCGAGCCGAGGTCTAATTCATTCTCGGACAATGGAGTGTGTGCTAAAGAACTATCAAGACCTTGAGTTGTTCCCCAACAACCACATGACATTTTTTAGCCACGACAAGCCGATACCTGATGCACAAAACTACTTAGTAGAAAAAGCATTGGATACCGACTGTACCCACTTCTGGTTCGTAGAGGAAGATAACACATTCCCGATAGGCATACTTTTTAAGATGCTTGCCAAGGATGCGCCTGTTGTGGCACTAGACTACCCCGTAGGAGAGAAGAAATACTCGACTATTATGAAGAAAGATGGGGAAATCTGGTGGACAGGATTAGGATGCACCCTGTTTAAGCGCGAAGTATTTGAGACTCTCGATGCACCCTGGTTCACTACTGACACAACATGGAGAATAACTAATGCTGAAACTATGGAGCTGGTCAAGGAAAACATCCCCAACAAATACGGGGGACACGACATCAACCTTGGTATGCGACTACGAGAAGAAGGAATACCCATCGTTAGTATCGAGGGAATTACTGGTGGGCATCTGGAGATTGTTGACGAGCGAACCGATGGAAGCAATAGTGGCGGATACACCATTAGAGAACACAACGACATTTATAATTACCAAGTCTATTAAGGAGGTGAGAGAGAATGACTGATTTCGCAGATATGTCCACAAGGGACAGAGATTGGAGAGCATATGTTGACCTCGGAAGTGGGGCTGTAGCTCGTAAGGTTTCTATCGCAAGTGGAGGTGGCGGAACTAACGAAAGTGGAGAACCCAACGGAAGCTATGATGCAGCAGAGTTTACCGTGTCTGATGGCACAACCAACTATGATGTTGACTCTAATCAGGCTGGATTATGGAATGACATTTCTTCTCCTTCTTACTTTAATTTACGCACCGACCAAACCGTAACTGTTCGCTTTAATGACACTAGCTTTCCTGCAATAACGATTGCTTCAACTGATAGCCCATTTATTATCAGTAGTGGCTTGCCAATTACCAATGTTTATGTAACAAATAACTCAGGTAATACAGCGAACATAAAGATATTTATGTATTAAGGGATTCGATGGCAGACGACATAACACAGTCCGAGGACTACAAAGTTCTTCAAGCTATGCGAACCGAAATATCTGGCTTAGTTGACGCTAAGAATCGCTTAGACCTGGAGATTAAAAAACTACAAGAAGATAAGGCTCAAGCAAGTCTTGAGTATTCTGCTGTCAAATCCAAACTAGACGACGTAAGCGGCGAGTGGTCATCCAAAATGCGCGAGCTAATAGACAAAGAAAGTCGATTAGCAGAGCAGGAAGTTGACCTAGCCGCTCGTCAGTCTGCGTGGGAGCAAGAGAAGAACAAGCGTGAAGAAGCCATAAAATACATGGAAGAACAGGCAAAATCAAAGCAAACACTATTTGAGCAGAAGGAAGCTGAGAGTGCTAGTAAATGGCAGAAAGTACAGCAGTCAGAGCGTGAGATTGATAAACAACTAGCCGAAATAGCACAAAAACAACGTGAGTTAGATGCCAAAATTGCTGCAAATAATGAGCTTAGAACCCAATTAGATAGGCAAGTGCAAGAACTAGCGCAAGAAAGGGTTGAAGTACAACAGCGAGAAGAAGCTGTCCGCAGAGAAGCACAGCAACTACGCGAGATGGAAGGCAACATTACTAAGTCTGCAAACCAACAGCGTGAACAGCTTGATAATCGGGAGAAAGAGCTGCGCGCAAGAGCAGGGATGCTTGACGACAGAAAACGGAAATTAGACAAGCATGAGGCGGTCTTAGATACAAAAATAACTAAGTCGGAGGCTGAGTCTATCCGAAAAGACAAAGCTGATGTTGAGCAGATGAGAATTGAGGTTACTCGCAAGCAAGCAGAGCTAGATGTTGAGATGTCTAGCAGGGTGGCTAAATTGCATAACCTTAATCAGCAAATTGATACAACTCAAGCAAGACTAAACGAACTTTCCTCTAAGCTGGTAGATATAGAAAGGCGAGAGAAGGGTGTTGCAGACAAAGAGGCTGGATTAGCCGCTAAAGAGAAGCAGCTAATGTTTGAAATAGCCAAGTTTAAGAAGCGGGTTAAAGATGCCAAGATGGAGGAAGTTATAAATGAGTCTGGGTAGTTCATCCGCCAACCAGCGTATCGAGATATACGACAATGAAACAGAGCTAAAAGCATCTATACGTCAAGCCGGCTCTGAAGGGGCTTTGGTTGTCACTTCGGCAGGGACAGTAGCTAACTACCCCACATCTACTGATGCCTCTTGGGGTTCAACGACAGTAACCGATGCAGCCACGCTAGTCATTCCGCTAGACCTTAATAGGATTTCTTTTAAGCTCACCAACTACGGGCTAAACACCGTATTCTTAGGTTTTGATAACACTGTCAGCACGTCTAACGGATTTCCGCTAGACCAGGGTGACGTTTACGAGCAAGTGATATACGACTTATATCAAGGAGATGTGTACCTCATCTGCGACACAGGCGAATCGTCTGATGTCAGGTGGGTAACGTACCAATAGTATGCCAGTAGTCAGATTAGGCGGAAGCGCATTAGACGTACAGTTAGTCCGAGAATTAACGGGTAGTGTTCTTATTGAGGAACACGGCAATGCGGATGTGGCTTCTGGGGTTGAAACCACACTAGCCTCTACGACCGTTGATGCAGATAAGTATGTTCGTATTAAGGCTCAATGGGGAGAGGGTGATGCTGACGGATTATGGAAGCTCTACATAGATGGTTCTGTAGTGTGGGAGGGGCGAAACAACTGGTGTAGCCGCAATGTGCAGGGACTTATGGAGTATCAGGCAGATGAGGGGGTTCTGATTGCGCTTAAAGTAACAAACCTGCATACTGCAACTAGCAATTTTAGTGGAGGATTCTATGGATATAGACTCGAAAACATCGCTGGAGCATGAGATTCACGTGCTTGAACTAGAGGCAAAGATTGAAGGTATGCAGCACAGGAAGAAGCAAATACAAATTGAGAAGATGAGAATATCAGCCAAAATAGGCAGCCTCGATGAAGCTATGGTTGGCATTGACGCAAATATAGCTGATGCCGAAAAGAATCTCGAGGATTATAAGGCAGCACACAATCTTTGAAAGGAGGTGAGATAACGTGGCAGATTACAATTCAAGTCTCCCCGTGAGGACAGAGACAGCAGGTGATGTAGATGTATCTATTTACGATAGTACAGGCGCAAATGCATGGTCTATTGATGCCAATAACATTGGTCAAGTAAACCTTAATGACGGAACTAACTCGTTAGTTATCGGAGCAAGTGGTGAGCTTACCGCAGACCTAGCAACTGGCGCAGCAGTACAAATTACTGACGGCACGGACACTCTTGCCATCAACACCGACGGCTCGTTACTTATTGGTGACGGCACAGAAACTCTAGCTATCAATACAGATGGCTCAGTCTTGTCTCAGATTACCGATGGAACTAATGCGCTTAGTATTACTGCAAGTGGAGAAATAACAGTTGTCCAGGCAAGCGGTAATGAAATCCAAGTAACCGATGGTACGGAAACCTTATTGGTCAATACCGACGGCTCTGTATCGGCACAGCTTACTGATGGAACTGATGCTCTGGATATTAACTCAGACGGTTCACTAACCACTCAGATTTCAGACGGGACTGATACCCTAGCAGTAAACGCCGATGGGTCTATTAACGTAGTCACAGACGCAACTCCAGGCACAGATGTTCATGTATATGGAACAACCGCAGCAGGAGTACCTGGAACACCCAACTCGGTGATAGATAGAGTGCAAAGCGGAGCAGCTCTTTACATTAAATCAATCCAAGCATCGTGTTCTGGTAAGTTCAAGGTTGAGCTTAAAACTGGAACAGATGGTAGTGAAACTAATAAAGCAGTTGCTTTCGGAAGCACATCTAGTGGATTCGTCCAGATAGATTTTCCGACACCTATCGAGGTAGCTGACGGTGACAGCACCTTATTAGTAGTAACCAATAATGACAAATCTAACGCAGACGTTTACGGCTTCGTCAATGGTTACGAGGTATAGTATATTGAGTTAGACAAACTCGGACGGAGGGTGTAGGTCGCCGCCACCCACCGCTCGAAGGAAACATATGGCAGACATAACATACAGAACACAAAACGTATCAATAGAAGATGAAGATACTGGCGTTCAAGCGAACGTCAATGCCTCCAATGAGCTACAGGTCAGGGATGATGACGCAAACACTAACCTGCTTGAGATAGTAGACCACACTCAATCCATGTTGCACTACACGCATGAAGAAAAAATCTTTGTGTTGCCTGGTACGGTTACTTTGCCTAATAAAAATGAGACGGATGTGTTCTTGATAAGAAACCAGACCGATGATGACCCTACAGATATAGACCTCCACTTCTGGCAGTATCGGATTGGCTCACTTAACAATACGGCAGCCAC